GCCAGGTTTAACTCTATCTAAAATATATGGATAACCACAGGAAGTCTTCCTAGAAACAGAACCGAATTCTGCATCATCTAATCCAGCAACACTCTCTTCAAAAGTGAATATTCTGGGTTCTACGTAACTAACTTGACTACTTCTATAAAAATCTATATCAGAAGCAACTAAAACCTCATAATCGAGCATAGGAATAACCTTATCTTGGACAGTGTTATACCTAGCTAGAGATATAACAGCAGGGTCATATTTAACTCCGTCTCTGACGAATTCATGTAGCTTAGCTGGAAGTTTCTCAGACTCGATTATTTTATTGAACAATCTGGATCTAGTCAATGTCGACTTACCTGACCCAGCAAGAGGTTTAATCTCACTAAGTCTTACAAATTTACCATTGAATGGGTCAGCGGCTTGTAATTTGGCCGATTTCTCAAGCAATGGGTCGATCATAACATCATCAAGGTTCATAAGATCTTCTCTAAATACCGGTGAAGAAAATGACATAGCACCTTCTCCAGCAGAATGAAGACCTACAATTTTACCTTTCTGAAGACTAGAATTAACTTCAACAATGATAGCTCCACAGAATCCAAAAGAATTAACCATCTTCATTCTGTAGACACCACAATTAGAACCAAATCCATTCCACTTAAGGGTAAAATCTGGCATAAATACAGAATCAGCTTCACTAATTTCCATAGAAATCTTGGTATGATCTCTAGGATTTATGAAAGGCCTAAAACGCCTAACATTGTCATACCTCTCTTTAAACGACGAACGTTCTTTAAAAAGGTGTCTAATGTCTTTATGAGAATTAAATCTAGTAGGCATCCTGACAATAACCTGATCTCTCGAGTCCATGTCTTCTGTAGGCAACATGCCAACAAACAACTCACGCATAGAAACAGCCCAGTCTCGTGTGTCTGCATGTTTATCAATACATCTTCTAAAGTAGACTAACTCATCAGCAGCTTCTGACTCGGGATCATCATTGCACCTGGCTAAAAAGATCTTGAGAAAGTGGCTGGGCATAAGGGCATAATTACCACAAATAAAAGTGATTTGTCCTATAGCTTTATTGTTGGAATGTAACAGATAACAATTCTTCTCTATTATGGAAAGGAACATATTCTTACCATTGGTATCATAAATATCTATGGCTTGGCTATTAGCTTTCATAACCTCGGTAAGGGGCTTCCAAGGCTTAGTAGATTTAACAGGCTGATTGTAATTACCACTTTGAAAAGAGGCAGTAGATTTCCAGAAATTCCTGATAAAAAGAAGCGAAGTCACAACAAAAGAACTTATACCTATAAAGGCAGCCGCTCTACCATAACTAGTTTCTTCTTTAAAGAACTTTATGATCTCATCTTTGGTGGGCAATATTTTGCCACCAGTATACTTGAATCTATAAAAAGCCAATTTTGAAGCTTTCTCTATATCTTCAGGAACGAAGAAACCCATATATATTCTCTTCATAGCAGCATTACCGTATTTACTCGGAAACGCTTTGACGAAACTTTTAGCATCAATGTCAACCTTATAAAGCTCTTTAACTTTCTCCAAAAATTTGTTAATATTGCCAGAAATACCAAGACCCAAATCCTCATAGGCAATGGGTTCAGCAGTGACAACATTTTGATTTCCTTCAAGGATTCTAATGTTGTCTGAATCAGCACTATTATAAC